CTTGTGGGTAATGGTGTTAGTCGAGACACCTTCATTGAAACTAATGTACAAGACAACGGCGTTGATGGTAGACAAGACCAAATCATCACTGAAGCTGGCTTGGAAATTAGTGTTCCTGAAACTCACGCAATTCTTAAGTTTTCTTAAGGGGAGGTAAATAATGGCACAATTATCAATGATAGGTGAAAATACTGTTACTGATGGAACTCATGTTATTACCGATGCTTCAGTATATGGCTCATGGCCTTTTGCAGATAATGAAGGAGGTTTGACTGTTTACAGAACAAATACTCTTGACCCTGCTGATACTGATGCTGCTTTAGTAAGTCCTGGTATTCCAGGAGCTTTAGCTGCTAATAGAAAGTTGAGAGTTGGTTTTAATACAACAACAGCAGGTGCAAATGTAACTTCTGACTTTGGTGTTCAAGGTTCTTACAATGGTAAGGATTGGACTCTAATATCAGAATTAGCTGCTGATGTAACTCCTGATGTACCTGGTATTCAAGAATTTGAACTTGACTTGACTGACAAGTACTATCCTTGGCTTAGGTTAATCTGGAATGACGGAACAGACGATAATACTACTTGGCAGGGATACTTTTTTGTATCTGGGCTTAAAGATGGTGGAAATGTTTCTAGTTCTATGACTGTTGGTGGTGTAGGAGCTGACCCATCGTAGTAAGTGGTTAGTTTATTAATCGTGGAGGGGCTTCGGCCCCTTCACATAAATAGGAGAGGAAATGAGTGATTTAACGATAACGGAAGGTGGAGTATCAGTTTCCAAAAAGAGTGGTGGAGAGTTTCTTTCAGGGGATAAAAAGCTAAATCAAATGAAAATTGATTTAATCGATGCTACATTAACTACAGTAGCTGGAGCAGTTGCAACTGATGAGGTTGTATCTCAAGGAATAGAAATAGAAAATGCAGTTGCTGTTAAGGGTGGAATTGCAATAATTCAATCTATAGTATTAAATTCAGATGATGCTGAAACGCCTACATTAGATTTAGTATTTAGTCAAGTACAAGATGATATATCAAGTGGATTAAGTGCAACTATAGGTGATGACGAAGATATAGATAGCCTTGGAGCAAGTGTTTTAGGACATGTATCTATAAGCAATTATACTAATTTAGTAGATTGTGTAACTGCAACAAAATCAAATGTTGGATTAGTTATAAAGGCAGTAGCAGGAAGTACAAGTATTTATGTCCATACTATTAATAGAAGTGGTGCTAACTTTACTCCTACAGCAGTTGATGATTTGCATTTAAGGCTTGGGATAGTTAAAGATTAATGTTTTCATCAAGAAGAATAGTGATAATGAGTGGGGATGCTTTCAGAGATGAGTGGTCTATAGAATTTGATGGAACAGATGATTATATAGATTGTTCTAGTAATTTTGAAACTACATTATTTAATGCTGCTTTTTCAATAAGTGTATGGGTAAAACCTGCAAGTTTAACGCCTTCTAGTTACGAATATATTATTGGAACTAAGCAAGGTAATGATTATTTTCATTTAAGATTTTCACCTGGAGGACAATTGGATACAATTTTTAAAGAAGGTACTACTGAATCTACAAATGTAGAACCAGGTTGGGGGACACAAGGTAAATGGCATCATATTGTTTCTACTATAAGTGATAGCAAGCAAACAATGTATCTTGATGGCAATGAAGTTCATTCAACTACTGCTTCATTAACTTTATCAGGTTTTGACCAAAATACTAATAGAAATCTTTTTATAGGTGGAAGAAATCTTACAGGTTCATTAAGTTTACCTTATACAGGAAAGGTATCAGATGTTGCTCTTTATACTACTTTTTTGACAGCTAGTCAAGTTAGAAGTATATATAATGGAAGAGAACCTTATAACCATATGGAAGGAGTTGCTAACGCTAATGTACTTGCATGGTATAGAATGGGAGATGGTGCTGAAAAAGGTGCAGGAACTACAATATATGATGAATCGGCTAATACCTTTAATGGTACTTGGAGTGGAGCATCTGCTGGTGTTACTAGTATTCAATATTCAGGAGATACACCTTAATGTCTTGGGAAAATAGAAAATGGGTAATTGTAAACTATTCTAATGTTACTGATGAGATGATTGATAATTGTAACGAGAGGAATAGAAATGTACTTCGTCATACTATTCAAGGTATAGATAAAGTAATATTAAAATGGGATGGAAATACTCCTTCTTGTTTTGAGGGAATGACAACATATAGTCATAGTGAAATATTAGAAGAATTAGCTTCACCAGATTGGTCAGAAGATGAAGAATAATTTAAAAGAATTTGGAGAAATAAATGGCTTGGGATAGAATACATAGTACAATAGGTAGCAATGGTCAAGTAACAATGACTCCAGGATACTTGTCAGAGACTATATCATTAGATGATAATAGAAATGTATCTACAAGTCCATTGGATTATCCTGTTAAGTCAGATATTACTATACTTGTAAAATTTGGTTCAGATTTAAGAGCTGATACTTATGTTCAAGTAGAACATAGTTGGGATGGAACTACATGGATAAAGCAAGGTCAATTTGAAGAAGATGCTACTGTAGACCATGATGATATTAGTAAAGATATGTCAAAAATATCAGCTATAGATGATAGTTTAGTTGATTCAAGCGATGGAATGATGATGTTATATGATTTAGATTCTCATGGAACATCTAAGTATATAAGATTTACAATAATAGCAAATGGGCAAGATGAAAGTAGTAATACTGCTATATTTTATCTATTCCCACATTTTTAAAATAATAAGAGAGAAGGAGATAGAATGTCAAAGAAGAAAAAATATAGTATAAATTTGGTTAGTGGTAAAAAAAGTACCAAAGGTGGAAAAGGTACTAAGGGTGGTAGAAAAAAACCAAAAAAGAGTAAAGGTGGGAAATAGTAAGTGTCTAAAGTTAAGAGATTAGCAAATAGATTTTCATCTAGTATTGGGAATCCTTGGCATGGTCAAGTGAAACCTGATACTCGGAGAAAGTTAAACTTAAAGAAAAAGGTTAAAAAATAATGGCATCATTAAATTCATTTGCAGATAGGATAACAGATTTAATATCTTCAGATTATACTGATATTAATAGTGAAGCAGATTTATTTAATGCTGCTGTTGCTGAAGTAGCTGACAGTATACCTACTGAATTATTATTAAAGTATACTGTTGACCCTTTTGATTTGACTAATCTTGTGCCTACTTGGACTAGTGTAGAAGATAAAAAGGTTTTACTTGTCACCAGATTAGATGCTAGTGGGGGTTTTAATAGGGAATGTTTGCCAGTATCTATACAAGATTTTGAAAAAGCAAAAGATGCAAATAGTATATATCTTGCAACTAAACATAGTCCTGTGTATGCATATTTAACTGATGCTGGAGCTACTGCTTTAAATATATACCCAACACCTACTAGTGATGAAACGGTAAAAGTATACTATTTTGCTTATCCTACTATTGATATTACAGAAGCAGATAATATAGCAGGATTACCAGATGAGTGTTATCAGGCAATAGTATTAAAAGCATGTATAAATATTTTAGGTGCATTTATTAGTAATGCAGTTCAAGATGAAGAAGATTCAGAAATATTAGCTATGTTATCTTCTCAGATTCAAACATTAAAAGAAGCCTACACTGATGAAATGCTAAGATTCTCAGAAGAAGGCACTGCACCAAGGAGTGAGTAATGTTAACTAAAGAAATGATAGAATTAGTACAACAACATCATCCTAAAATGGGAGAAGTAGAAATTGTTAAACTCATTAATAGAGCTAAAGATGATTTTTGTGCAAGGACAGAAATAGTCAAAGACACATATACAGTCTCTACAACTGCAGATAAAAGATATTACAACTTAGACAAAAGAATTATTAAGATTCAAAGTCTTTGGCTTAATGATGTATTAATACCTAAAATGGTAGGTAAACCTATAATAGATGATGATGCAGCGGATGAGGATGGATAATGGCAACTAAAAAACAAAGAGCTTGGTATGTAGATAAACTTAAAAGAATTGGTATTGTTGAAAAAGCAACCAATACTGTTACTAAAGATGGTTTTACTAGTGATTGGGCATCTATTACAGAAGCTAAAGATATAAGAATATATGCTATATCTCAAGATGAAGATTTATCTAATAATACAATGGATGGAACTTTTAATGAAATTCCTGAACAGTTTCATGAAACTATATTATTTAAAGTTATATCAGCAGGTTATAAAGACCCTAGGAATTTACAAATAGATATGGCTCAGTATTTTGACCAAGAGTATAGTTTAGGTGTTAAGGAAGCAAAGAAATTTTCTAGAAGTAATTACGGAACAACAGGTCATATTAGACCTCAAGAATTTTAGGAGTATTTATGGGTGTATCATGGACAAAAGAAACTATTACTAATTCTGGAACAGCTGGAACAACAACTGCTGAAAGTCTTACTATAGATAATATTAAAATAGATGGTACTACAATTGGACATACAAGTGATACTGATTTATTAACCTTTGCAAGTGCTGTTTTAACTTTAAAAGGAACACTTAGTATAGATACAACTACAGATGCAAGTAGTACAACTACAGGGTCATTTCATACTGATGGTGGTGTTGGTATTGCAAAGAAATTATATGTAGGAACAGATTTAGATGTTGATGGTACAGCAAATTTAGATGCAGTTGATATTGATGGAGCTGTACAAATAGACAATACTGTTACAGTAGGAGTTGATAATACAGGATATGATGTTAAGTTCTTTGGAGATACTTCTGGTAAATATATGGAATGGGACCAATCAGCTGACCAATTAGATGTTACTGGTTCATTAGATGTTACTGGTAATACTGCTATGGTAGGAACCCTTACTGTAGGCGTAGATAATACAGGTCATGATGTTAAGTTTTATGGTGCTACAGCTTCTAGCTATATGTTGTGGGATGAATCTGAAGATAGACTTAAACTTTATAAAACTGACGATAATGGGGAAGCACTACGGTTATATTCTACTATTGATAATGATAGTAACGGACCTGGAATAGGTTTATATAGACAAAGACCTGGTAGTAATACAGCAGATAGTGATAAAAATGGATTTATTACTTTTAATGGATATGATGATGGTGATAATGACACTGTATATGGAAAAATATATAGTCAAATGAAAGTAGTAGCAGATGGTAATGAGCAGGGTATTCTACATTTTGCAGTTATGACAGAATCATCTGGTGATAATACAGTCCAAACAGGATTAAAGATATCAGGTTCTAATACAAATGATGAGATTTCTGTTTTAGTGCCTAAAGGATTATTAGATATAGGTGATAATAATTCTGTACAAGGAATAATAGAAGTACAAAGAGGTAGCACTTCTTTACCTGGAGTAATTAATTTGAGACAATGTGATAATGGCCATGGATATATTTGGGTAGATAATGATGGAAAATTAAGAGTTCATACATCTGCTCCTAGTGCTCACGATAATGGAACTATTGTAGGAACTCAAACAGCATGATAGATTTAGAAGAAAAATTAAAAGGTATAAAGAATCAACAAGAACAAGCAAAGGAATTGTTTGTCAAATGTCAAGGAGCTATTGAGCTTCTTACAAGTTTAATAAAAGAACAAAAGAGTTCTGAAGAGAAAGATTTTGAAAAGGAGAAGAAATAATGGGAAAAAGTATAATTGGCTCTGGAAATGCTATTGTTACGGAACAAGATAAGCAAACTGGTCAAAGCATTCAATTACAAGGAGCTACAGAAATTTTTGGACAACTTACTGTGAATACTGGAGGGCAAGGTCATACTACAACATCTTTGCTAGTTACAACTACTGCGGATAGGTCTGCTAATGATGGTCCAGATGTTGTGTTATTTAAAAATTCAGTTCCTGATGATAATGATTATTTAGGTTCTATTAGATTTCAAAGCCAGGATGCTGGTAGTACAAAAAGAACATATGCTGAGATTGATACTTTTGTTAGAGATGCTGATGATGGCGCTGCAGATGGAGCTATGATTCTTAGTGCATTATCACATGGTACTATGAAACAAGGATTAAAAATAAGGTCATCAAATAATGCAGCAGATGCTAAAGTTCAAACTCAAGTTGTAAATGGACCTATTCTTTTACAGCAAGATACTTTTGATGATGATGATAATACTCCAAGAGTAGATGGAGGTAATATATTTACTACTGGAGATATGAATGGAGCTTCTGTTAAAATTACACAACTTGATAATGCTGCACAAGGACAAATAGTAATTTTAACAGTTGCTGATAGTGGAACAGCTCCAGAAATTGATGATGGAGGTAATTTTATATTAAGCGGAAATTGGGCTCCTGGTTCTCATGATACAATTGTTTTATTTACTAAAGATAGCACTAATTGGAGAGAAATCTCAAGAACTAATAATTAAAAGGAGATATAGATGGCAGTAGGAACAGGAACATTAACTGTAAACATTTCTGAATCTGTAACCTTAGGTGGAAAAAGATATGGAAATAGTGTTACAGAAACTATAGCAAGTATAAATGATGTGTATGAAAGAATAATAACATGCCCTACATCACCTGAAATAACATTGTATACTACTAATGCGTCAACCGTTCAGGGAAGTGTTTTTGATAGAGATTTAGTACAATATGTAAGAGTAACAAATCATGATGCAACTAATTGGTGTGCAATAAGAATTACAGATGAAAATAGTGATGAATTTATCATGAAGTTAGAAGCAGGTAAAAGTTTTATTATTTGGACTCATTCAAATGATGGTGCTGATGGAGCAATGTCAGGTGGAAAGGCTGAGAATGCTGGTGCAGTTCCCGATGCAGCTATTGTCAGTATGGAAGCTCAGGCTGATACAGCTGCATGTGATTTAGAAGTTATAGTAGCGACAACGTAAGGTGTATATTGACTTTGGATTGGCTACAAATACTGGAACAGTATGGGATTCCTATTGTGGTTGCAATAGCATTTGGATTTTTTATATGGAAACAAAATAAGTATATACAAGATGATTTATCTAAGGATATGCATCAAAAGTTTAACAGACTTGAAGGTATACTTGTCAAATTAATAGACCAACAAAAAAGAATGCAGTTGGAACAAAAAGGTTTGGAAAACAGTTATAAGGCTTTAGTAGAAATTATTGCTAAATTAAGTGGAAATGGATTAAAGGAGAAATTTTTAAGGATGCAAGAAAAGAATGAAAACAGAAACTACTAAGGATATTCTAATAGAATTAACCGTTCACACAACAAGAATTAGTGGTGATGTTGAACATATTAGAGAAAAGGTTAATGAAATTAATGACCATTTAGTTAGATTAAATGGTAGAGTTACAGAAACTGAAAAGCAAATATATTCTATTAAAGGTATAGGTGCAACTCTTGTATTCGTTATAGGTTCTGTTTTAACTTGGCTAGGAATTGAAAAATAAGGAGATTAAATGGCTGATGCTGCTGTAATAACAACGAGTAGTTTAGTATTACCTGATGAGATAGCAAAGACTATATCTGGTACATTTGGATATACTCCAGCTGGTGTTACTGAAGGATGGTATTATAAGTTAACTGATGTGACAAATACATCTACTGCATTAATATCACAGGATGCATTCTTACAAATGGGAACTACTGCTGCTGGTGAAGATACTGGAACTAATATGGAAATTGTTAGCCCTATTGATAAAGTTAAGTTTTTATTTATAAAACATACAAGTGAAAGAGATGATGGGACTACAGATAATACTGCTGATAGTATTTATATTAGTTTTGATGGAGGTGGAGCTGCTCATAATGGAACTACATCACTTGAGATAGGTCCTGGTGAAACATTTCATTGCAAACCAGGATGCACAGTTCAAAATCTTCATGCTATATCTGCTCAAAAAGCAAAAGCTGGAACTTCTGTAAATAAAGTTCAAGCTATTGTATGTGCAATAATTGAGAATATATAATGCAAGGACTTATTATTAAAAAGATTATAGACCTTATTATGAAGCAATTGCTTAAGCAATTTAAACTAGATAAGATACAAGAATATGTAGAAATGCCTAATGAATTGGATGAAAAGGTAGAAAAGCTTGAAAGTAAAATCAAGAAATTGGAAAAGTCTTTCTCAAAAGGAAAGAGTAAACTAGAAAAAATCAAGGAGAGATTCTAATGGAAGAAGCATCTGTAGGATTTATGTCAAAGTTACTTGGTAACTGGGAATGGATATTACTTGGTCTATATGTTGTAGAAAAAGCAATTAAACTTAGCCCTAGTAAAAAAGATGACGTAATATTTGACATGATATTAAAACCTATTATCGATATGATAAAAGGAAAATAATGTTATCTCAAGGTGAAAATAGATTAGTAATGTTAGAAGATATTCTATTAAACCAAAAGGATACTTTGATAGATAGTATCTCCATTGATAGTGAGTTTATCTTTTCAGATAAACCTTCACATTGCCCTCATTGTCATCATGATGAAATAGGTGGCGTAGAGATAATGGGGGCATATATGGGAAATCTATTATGGGAGTGTAATAAATGCGAATCAATGTTCTTAAGGTTTAAGAAAAAGAAAACCGAAGAATATTTACAAGCAGCGAAAGGGTCCTGGACAAATCCTAGTGATTGGGGTTATTTGCCAAAATCTAAATTTAATTAGAGGCTTTTTATATGAAGAAACAAAAGAATGGTGTAATTAAACGGGCCATAATTACTCCAGACAAACATGCACCAGTGCATGATGTACCAGCTATGAATGTGGTAAAACAAGCAATAGAACTGGTAAAACCCGATATCTATGTAGATTTGGGTGATTTAGGAGAGTGGGCTAGCGTTTCCCACTGGCAATGGAAAAGAAAGAAAAAACCGCCTTTAGAGTATATAATGCCTAAAGTAGACGCAGATGTTGAGGCGGTTAATAAGTTACTTGACAGTATTGACGAATCTCTGGACAAAGTAAAGTGTAAAGAGAGACATATTTGTGCAGGGAATCATGATGAGTGGTTGGATAGATTCGTAGAAGAGCATCCTTACTTAGATTACCGCTTCAAAGACGTATGCAAGTTCAAAGAACGTGGATACAAATATCATGAAGCAGGTAAATATATTCAAATAGGCAAGCTCTATTTTTACCATGGGCACCATTTTGGTGGGCAGTATCACGCAGCGAATCATCTAAGGAAATTAGGTGCCAATATAATGTATGGTCATCATCATTCCCTGCAACAAGATAGTGTGACATATATGGATGGCCCTAAATCAGCTTGGTCACTTGGGTGTTTAAAAGATATGAGACCTGAAAAGAATAGATGGTTAGGTGGTAGACAACATAAATGGGCTCATGCCTTTGCAATAGTAGATTATTATAAAGGCGGAAGATTTACAGTAGATATAGTTCAAATAATAGATGGAAGGACAACAGTATGGGGGAAATTGCTAGACGGAAATGTTTAGGGATAATGATAGTTCCAGATAAGTATTGGATTTCTAGTCTTAAAGAGTTTCAATGGATAACAAAGGAAAGTAATGCCAAAACAACTGCACGAATTAAATAGATTTAATACAGGAATAGTTCTCAATTCAGATGAAAGAGATATTGAGGGTGAGAGCGCTTCATATTCTTTAAATGTTAATCCTGTTACTAAAGATGGAATATTAGAAGCTATAAATAATGATAAGTTTATCTTCTCATCATCAGGAACCTTTGTTAAGGTTTTAGAACCTCATAATTGGGCTAGAAACGAAAGTTATACTCAATCTAATAGCACACTATGCTTAATAAATAATTTCGAGAAAATATCACCTTATCTTGCCTCTAGTGTTACTTTTATAGGAACTGAAGGATATAGAGAAAAACTTCTTATAAATGGCGTAGAACCAAGAATGACTCGTCTATGGAGTAAAGAGAGTAAAAGAGGTGGAGTAATTTATTTACAATTTAGACCTAGTACTGCTATAACTGAAAGTACAACAACTATAAATTTTGCTGAAAATTTAGGAATATCCTTTAAACAAGAAACTGCTAAAACTAGTAGAAATATTGGAGGTATATTAAATCAAGGTGATTATATTCAAATTACTACATCTACTTCTTATTCTTCTATACGTTCAAGTGACAGTTATAATGAAATTATATTTTTAAAGGAAAAAGTTAAGGATACATTAGCTACTTTTAGGGTAGAAAGAGGCGCTTTAAATTCTATAGTATTACCATATGCTGCTAATGCTCAATATAATATTTTTGCAAATAGACTTGAAATTGGAGGAACTCAATATAAATCTAAACAAGGATGGTTAGATGGTTTTTCTAATTGGAGTAAATGGTCTGGTAATAATATAAAAGGAAATTCATCTTACTTGTCTCATGCTAGTAATAATATTACAGACCCTGATAATGGTTCTAAAATACAATCAGATGTAGGTTCTTGGAGGACTACATGGAATAGTACTAATAAAACATTTACTAATACTTATCCTAGTAGATTTCAAGATATTGAAAGAAACTTTCCAGAGTCAAGTAAAATTACTTTTTACGCTGGTGGTGCTGGCGACGCAGGTGATAATAAGATAAATAGTGGAGAAACCTTTACACTAAAACATGTTGGTGCTGCTACTGGTTATGATTTGACATTTAAAGAAGCTCCTGTAAATGCTGAAGAAACAGGTTTTAATTGGTATTTAGAAGCTAATTTACTTAAAAATCATACCTTTCATCATACTGTTGATACAATAACTACAAATATAGATGTTGGTGCTGATAAACTATATAAAGTTAATGATTGGAAGTCTAGAAGACTTAGTGCTGCAGCAGATGAAGGAGGAGTTTCTGCTCAACAAAATGGCTGGCAAGCTGATACTGTTGGGGATTTAGTAACAACTACAGCTATTACACAGCAAACATCTGGAGGTTATTGGGAAGATACTAATATACATGGTTCTAGTCAAGCAGCAAATTACTATCCTTATGAAAGCGGTGATAGATATATGCGTATTACTAGCACATATGCAAGGCAGAGTACAGGTGGAACAGCAAAATATTTAAATACTGCTATAACAGCAGATAAAGAAGATAATATCTTATATTTAGATAGTTCGTCTAATCAAGTATTTGCTAAAGATGATATTATTTATATGGAGAATGGGATTGCTGCAGTAGGTAGTTTGACTTTTGTAAGCAGTGTTGTTGCTAATTATGACCAAGATACTATAACTATTGTATCTACTGATGGAACATCTAAAGTATATGAATTTGATGATGATGGTGCTATTGGTGCAACTGGAGACCTAAGTAGTACTAATGATACTAATGTTGCTGTTCAATTAACTGCATATAGTACACCAAGTGCCCATGCAGCAGCAGATGAATTTATTGCAGCTGTAAATAGTGAAAATGGACATGGCGCTGATAAGATTATAGCTAGAAAAGTATATAATACTGGAACTACAGATGTTGTAGTTAAATTATATCAAACAAGAGCTGGTACAGATGGAAATACTACTCCTTCTTATATTGATGCTGGTAGTGACCCAGATGAAATGACTGTTAGTGCTTTCGCAAATGGAGCTAATACAGGTGGTACAAAAGAATATATGAAAGTATTAGCTGTAAATAATAGAGCATTAACTGTAGAAAGAGGCTATTACGAAAGTCCTATAAAATATCATTATGCTCATACTGATAATAAGATTTTTAAAAACTTCTTTAATTCTATTAGTCAAACAGTTCCCTCTACTAAGCTAAAGAAAGGTCAAAAATATAACTTGTCATTTTATGCTAAACAAGTAGGGACAACTGCTACTGCTATTTTTAATATAGAAGATAAACCTTTAGATGGAACAGGTTTAATTATTACTGATGGGAAAGGACGTGATAATAGATTTATATTTGATGATACTAGCAATGATAGCACCTCTGCTACTGTTCTTAATTGGCCAGATACAGGAGCAAGTGGAGTGCCCCAAAATAGATTAAAATTTAGTGCAGTCCCAGATACCGACTCTTGGTTTTCTTTATCTGATACTGATGGTAATAAATGGAGATTTGTATTTAAAGATACTAGTACTTCTGATGGACAAACATTTCTTATAGGTGATGAATTTAGTCAAGAAGTTGGTAATGATTTAGTGACTAATGGTACTTTTGATGAAGATAGTGATTGGACTAAAAATTCAGGATGGGAAATCAATACAGCTTCTGGTATAGCTGTTAAAAAAACTGCAAGTGCAAATAGTATTCTTCATTCTGGAATTTTGACAGATGCAAAATCATACAAAATTACATTTGATATTCAAGTTGATGTAGGTACATTGACTCCATATGCAGGAACTACAGCTGGAACTGCAGTATCAACTACTGGTACATATACTCAATATATAAAATGTGCTGGTACTACTAATTTGAAATTTTTGGCAGATAGTACTTTTCTTGGAAGTATTGATAATGTTATATGTACTGAAGTTAGAAATCATGTTGAAATTGGACGTGGTGGAGGTGCTGATGCAGATGGTGTTGCCACAAGAGTTACATCTACTATTAATGCAGCAGGTGGTGGCTCTGCTTTTGGCACATTAAATGTAACAGCTACTGCTAGTACTGATATGGTATTGCTTAAACAAGATACTGGAGTGCCATTTTATGATGGGATTGTAGAAAAATCTGAAGCAAGTACTAATCTTTATATGACTGATATAGGTTGGAATTATATAATGGAAGTTGGTATTAATGGTATGAGTTCTGGTGATGAAGATGATATAGCAGATGCTTTCCAAGAAGCAGTTGATGCTTGTCTTGAAACTAATGCTAATTATCCATCAGCTATTGGAGGCAAGGGTATGCTATGTAGTATAGATGCTACTAATGATAGTAATAAGGTAACATTAACACAAGATTTTACTGGGGCAAGTGGAAATACTCCTATAGAGACAATAAATTATACTCATGCAGATGCAGATGTTAGTATGTTTGGTTCTCTTGACGGTAGTGCTTTAGGATTTAGTGGAGGATTTAATGCTGATGGAGGATTATTACTAGAAGTAGGTGGAGGATATATACAAGAAAATGGAACTTGGACTAAACCTATGCCTGAACCAGATGATGGATTTGCTGCTCATAAAGAAGACCCTTCCTTTCAAAAATATATAATACCATTATTAGAACTCGATAGTCCTAATGGAGATATAAAAGGAAGCTTAAGTACTACATGGAGAAAGTATGAAATCTCATTTGAAATTCCTCATAATGTAAATTTTGTAGATGAATTAACTGGAGATGATAATGGCTTAGCTGTAACATTTATTAGTCGTGGTGCAGATGGAACTTCTATAGAAATAGATTTAGCAGATTTATGTGAAGATACTACTATTGTAAGTGTAGATAAAAATTCTATGATATCTAATGCTAGTTTTATAGATAATCAAGGATTAAAAGATTTAATATTTTATGATTCAAGAGAAAATCAAATTAAAATAATTACTAAATTTGATGATTTGTCACTTAGTAGATTTAGTTTTGGCGATATTGAAATAACTGAAAATATGAATGATAGATTAAAAGCTATTTCTTCAAATAGTAATATGTCTTTAGTATTAAGAAATAGAGCTGCTCATATGGGATTTGGCTCGACTTCAGAAGATAGTTTGCCTAAATGGATAGGCTATTTAAATCATCAGTTTTTTGATGAAAAACTAGACAATACATTATATGCAGATAATGATTTTGTTCCTCAATATGGAGGAGAAGGAGGAGGATATCAAGCAGCTCATATGAATAAGTTATGTCCTGCTGGTGAATATGAACGAGTAACTGCAGTAATAGGTTCTCTTGAAAATATAAGCGATTCTCAGTATCACGATACTAAAAAAGGTAAGGTCCAAATCATGACAGTTTCTCATAATTGTGATGATTTAAATAGATTTAATATAAGTGATAATATTACTTGCAGAAAATACATGGATACTAATATGACTTGGACAGGTAGAGGAGTTTGGGTTATTTATGAGATAGTAGATGAAAATTCATTTAAATGTGTAAGATATATTGAAAGAGATTATGTAGAAATGACTGCTGGAACAGTAACAATAGCTTTTAGACCATATTATTATTATGGTTGTATTAGAGGTGTTGATAGATTATTTAGAATTAATCCTGAAGATTTGTTAGAATGGAGAGATGATGAAAATGATATAAAAGATTTAATTCCTAATACTTCTACATTTAAAGCAGGTACTATTCAAGCTTCTCCTCCTTTAGATTTTAAAATAGAATCAATATGTTCTTCTTATAATAAAGCATCTAATGGTAGAGATGGAGGGCATATATGGGTATTACCTAAATTTGGAAGTTCTGATGATGTTAGAATTTATAATATAAATATTGAAGAAGCTTTTGATTCATGGGCTAGAAGTAATGTCTCTAAAAAATCAATTATACAAGGTGTATTTAGAAGTTATAAATTTAGCAATATATCTGCAGGAACCCATGGTAAAGGTTCTAGATATCCATCAAAAGATGATGATTCTAGGACAAATGCTTATATAGATAATCCAACAGGTTATCCTAGTGATATTCTTGAAACTAAAGGAACTGCTGAATTATTTGACCCTCTTGAAACAGATGTAACAGCTTCATCAGTTAGTCCTTCAGCATTTGACACTAGATTGTGGATACAATTTCATCATGGCACTAGTTCTTTTAAAGAAAATGCAAGATTTTTATTTTGCGGAAGAACTTCATGGGAAAATACAAAGGATGGCGTTAGAGAAATACATTTTGCAGATAGAACTCCAGCTATGACTCATTTATATTCTAAAGTAACAAAATATACAAATAAGAGTTCTGATGCACCTAAAAGACTTCAATATAATTCTGGTCCATTTTATGGATATAGCCAAGCAAATGGAAGAGACCATGATACAAGTGAATGGAAGAAATATACATCTAGTAAAACAAGAATGCAAAGACATGCTATATATAATTGCAAATTAGATGATGCTGATGAAGAGACTAACTATATAGAACGTTTAGGCATTGTAAGAAATAATCGAGGTGAAGATAAAAAATATAAGGGTAAATATTGTGAATATTTAGATTCTGATAGAAATGCGTTTCCTTATTTTCATATGGGATATAATGTTGGATGGAGACAATATGATAAAAAAGAATGTAATTTAAGGTTGCCTAAATATGGATTATTTCAAATAGCTGATAATGATGGTGATGGAGTTATAGATGGTACAGGATTGATTACTCTTAATAAGAACACTGATTCTGGAAGTAGTGACCAATCTGAGAATAGAAAAGGTAAATATGGAGGAAAGCATCAAAGAATTTCCTCTCATTGCGTTGGATTAATATGTAGCTCTGAAAGAGTTTGGATAAAACATGCAGGAAAACTTATTACTCATCCTCCAGATTCTGACTTTGCTAGCGAATGGTTAAGTTTGGGCAATGATAAATATAAGCCAGGAGGGATGTTTCAACATGATGCTCCTGAATATGTTAGTATGAAAAAATTTGTAGCTGTATGCTCTGATATTCATTTTGGAGATTATAGGCAACCACATAGAAATCAAATAACAAATATGATAAGTGCTCATGGTGGTAGAATGACTAAATTAGGACTTAGATATAATCATTATTTACAAGCAGGAGATTTAATTTATTTAGATTTAGAATCGGCAGAAAAATCTTATGGTGGAGATACTCTTTCAACCACTGACTGGAAGGGTTGGCAAACTAGCACTTATATTGCTCAAGTTACTGGAGATAAAACTATAATTGTTCCAATTTATTATGATGGAAATAATAAAACAAAGGAAGAATTATCAGGAAAATATCCTTTTATATATGTTGGAGGATTTAGAAGGAATGCTATTCGTGGAAAAAGTGGTGATAATGAACTGGATAAAAATTGGACACCACGAATGGAAGATGAGGCAGGACCAGGTATTCATCCATCTGCAAGATTAGCAAAATCGGGTGGGCATCAGGGTGGAGGTATGCAGCATTATCATTGGGCTTGGGATTCTGATGCTAGCAATTATCAAGATGGAGATATATTCACAGATAGTAATAGAGCAGCTGGTCATTATTGTCCAACTTTCTTTAGTCAGCAACATAATTTTGGACCTGCTGATTATGAAGATACGGGTACTCATGGAATGATGTTTCCTGGATTTTTACATAAAGTAGATAGATTATCTGCATTATCAGGTAAAATGTTTAGACCTTTTACTCAAAGCGATGAAACCTTTGAACATCTTGTAGTAGGTGATTCTACTGTAATAAGTATGCCTTGTTTCCCTGATGCTATTATGCATAGAGGTGGATACGCTTTTGAAGGAAAGCCTTTTACAATGAGTGGTATGACTCTTACTGCTGATAATCCTTGGGTAGCTGGTCTTAGTAAAACTGATTTAAAAAAGCTTGTTGTTGGTATGCCTATAAAAGAACATGATAAATGGACTAATAGTGCTGGTGACTGGGATGAATCAAGAGTCGCTTCAGGAGCTGTTGTTCAAAGAATTGATTTAGATAATGATGTATTTATGATGTCAGATTTGCCTACTAATCTTTCTAGTGGAACCGCTACTAGTGTTACAATAAGGTTTGGTGGACATCCTTTGAATCAATATGCGAGTAGGTTATTTATTTCCTCTAAAACTACTGGAAATGAAAGAGGAAGGATATTTGCCGTTGATTGGAATTTATTACGTCCTGATGAAAGTACTCGAAGAGTTGCTGGATGTACTAGTTATCCAACTGGAGGTTCTGATAAAAAATATAATGCTGCAGATTATGATACAGATGATACAAATGCAATAAAAACATCAGATTATGTTTGTAGCGGAGTTATACATCATTATTATGATAAAGATAAATCTGGTTCTAGTAATACAACTAGAAATGATGCTGGAACACATCCAATAATAGAAATATATTCTAGACTTGACGATTGGGGTGAAAGACGAGCAGGTGAAAGTTTTTCGTGGTCAAAATCAGCTCAGAGAGGAATATTTAGAAATAAAAATAGAAGAGCTTTAATACAAACAGCTGGTCCTAGGACAGTATCAAAGTATCCATATCGTGATTACAATGTTTCAGCGTTTTATGGATGGAACCAAAACTCTTACTATAGAATACCTAATGTATTTCATGGTATGTGGATAAGTGTTATAGATAGAATATATGGGTTTGTTCAAACTAGAAAAATTATAGGTTCTTGGAGTTCTCAAAGATGGAGTAATACTGGTCATGATAAATATGATAATCATAGATTTGCTGTTCATTTTCCATTTGGTCATCCTCCAGAAACTGGAGATAGATTTTATATATGGGAGGATTCAGCTGTATCTGTAGCATCTTTACATAAAATACAAAGACATGACCCAAAAAATATACCTAGCCAACAAAGTATAGATATGAATGATAAAATACCAGGTGTGTATGAAGCTCCTTTTAATTCTGGAACTCCTACTAAAGGTACTCATACATTGCAAGTTCAAAATACAATTGATTCAATTCCTGGAAAATGGAATAATCTTTATATCACAGGTAATCCGAAAAGATTTCATATAAGAGCTAATTATCCACCTAATATTCCTAGTAGTGCCACTCCTATTGCTACTGATGCATCTAGAAAGGGTGTAAATATACTTGATATAAGAGGTCCTTTTGCAACTTTTTATACAAGGACAAAACATTTTTTAACACCAGGAGATGATATTGAAATATATGATTCAGAAGTAGATTCAAACTTTGATGGAACTTATGAAATTAAATCTATACCTTCTTCTTATTCTTTTGTTATAGCTCAAGACCCTAATAAAGATTATGAAGATTCTAGTAAAGGCAAAGTTAGAGTTATATATCAATCAGCTTCAAAAGGAAGAGCTCCTACTTCTAATCCAGCATGGGTTAATATGGATTATCCTACTATAATGGCAACATATGGAGGTTTAGGATATCATCATACTAAGAAATTTGGTGGTTTTCGACTGTCAAATAATAATAAAAGAAGTGATGTTACTGTTGATGGAAATCCAGGATTTAGAAAAGGTGACGGTACAATGCATGACCCATGGTTAGCTGAAATAAAACACTTGCCTACTAATGCTATAAGGCAATTTAAAAAAGGTCAAATAATTACAATAACAAATGATATGTTTACTGAGTATGCCTCAGGAATAAATAATAATTTTTCTAGCGCTACTTATGTAGACCATGATAAAAATAGGCAGGCTGGATATGGTACTACTTTAGCAACTCATGATAGATATAAAGATGAAAAAAATGTTAACAGTGGAAGCGGTCATCATGCTCAGAATTTAAAAACGAAGTATCCATATGGTCCTAATACTATATTATCTAAAGCTTCAGGTAAATTTCAGATATATGATATTGATAAAGACCCACTCTCTCCTACTTATGGTTCAATGTGGGTTCCTAATGAATTAGCTGCTATTTCTGAGGCTGGATGGCTTAAGGCAGTTGACCTTAGTGATGAAAAATGGGATTTAGTGGTAGCATCACAAACTGGAGCTACTAAATTTGGTCATTTGATATCTGGTTTCGATTCATGGGATAAAAGTGCAAGTGGAGGTAATACTGGTGGTTTATATCCATATTTGAGAACATATTCTGAAGATTCAGGTAATATATATTCTTATTATTATCATATTAATAAGCAGGATTCTTTAGGTGTAACTCCAGTAGGATTATCTAATCAAAGTGGTGATTACTTTAAAAAGGATACTCAATATGAATATAAAATATCTTTAATGTATGATGGTTATCAGGAAGGGCCTTTGAGTTCTTCTTCATGGATATGGAATGAACCTAAAAGTTATGATGAATTACAGTTAAAAATAGCGTTAACTGCAGGATATAGTAAACGTTTAACTCATATTCAGCTCTATAGAAGAAAAGGTACTACAGATTCCTTTAAACATATTCAGGAAATTTCTACTGATTCAGGAGAAGGATGGTCTAAGAGTGGAAGTAAATGGGTTTTTGCTCATTTAGACGATGGTAAAGACGGAGCTTCTTTTGAAACAAGAACTGGCTTTAGCGAACTTATTGAAACACTTAAAATAAAATATGGAATATCTACACAAATAGATGGTTATTTATTTGTTGGAGATTGTGACCATGAGAAAATAGATGATGCTACTACTATGATATTTAGGTCTAAACCTGGACAATATAGTGTATTTGATTGGACTACTGATTTTATTAATATTCCTGCTAAGCCTACTGCTATGGCAAGTTTTAATGGGAGGTTGTTTGTCTTTGATAGTAATAACACATACAAGATAAATCAACATGATTTAATCATAGAAGATACTTTTGAAGGCATTGGATGCTTAGGACCTAACAGTGTAACTATAACTGAATATGGAATGTTTTTTGCAGATAGAAATGGAGCTTATATGCATAATGGAAGTTCTCCTGTAAGAATATCTGAAGCTATAACAGCTGGAGGGGATACTAATATGTTTAGTATGAGTGATTCCTCTACTATTGGTTCTAGTTTTATGAGAGATATTAGTTGGCAAAATACAGTTTCTAAGGAATCTGATATAGCTCCTTATGTTAGATTTGATTCTCAAAAAAACTCTGTTTTATTTTTTGTAGAAAAGAAAAGTTCGTTAAAAGAAACTCATCCATTAATTACAGCTTCAGGGATTCAAAATATTACTCAGTCAAATTTAACAAACAAAAGTTTCTTTTATTGTTGGTCTTATAATCTTAAAAAGCAAAGATGGGACTTATGGGAAGTTGGTGAAGGAAATGATTTAGGAGTTCCTTTTATAGGAGATGATGGTAAAATATATATATCTATTGATAGTATTGTATATGAGTATATGGGTGGAAACACTAAAAGAAGTTTTACTTGGCTTAGTAAAAAACTGACTATGGGAGAAAGTACTCAATTAAAAGTATTTAATAAGATTAAAATTACTGGTTCTGAATTAAATCAAAACTTAGGTGGAGAATGGAATGATAGTAGCGATAAATTAATCTTAGCAACAAATACAGGCAGAATAACATCTGGTTCTAATAGTACTACTAAACAAATTACATTCCGTCAAAAAGAAAACAATTCTGGGGAATATAAATTAAAGAGTTCTAATAAAACAGGTAAATGGATGCAGATTTTATTAGAAAATCAAACAGAATCTATACAATCAATTGGTATTATATTTAGGAAAAGAGCTGTAAAATAATGTCAAATATTGCTAAAGAAGTTACTATACCTTCTAAAGTTAATTCATTTGAAGACGCTGCTAAAGGACTAAAAGAATTAGAAAAGAAAGTAAATGAGTTATTTAATTCTATTAATACAAAAAATCCTGATGATGATAAAAATATTAAAGAAGGAGCGACAAGATTAAGTAAGCTTAATAATGAAGAGTTTAGATTAGAATTTAAAACAAGCGATGGTTGGAAATCTTTATACTTAAAACAAGATGAAATAATGCTAGGGGAAACTAGAACTCAACAATCAAAAGAAAAAGTTGCTCCTATTAAAGAATTAGAATCTATAGATATTAATGCTAAAGATGATATTACTAAAAAGACTATTATTAATCCTGATACTGGAAGATATGATATAAATCACTTAGTTAATTATCCAAGAGCAGATTTTATAAGTCCTTGGTTTGTATTAAGTAGTGCTAATGATGAGTTTGTTATAGAGAAAAATAAGCCATATACGGGAGATGGTAAAACAAAGACAAGGCATCCTGATATATATCATAGTCTTGGTACTAGGGAATTATTTCCTTATCTTTTAGGAAGATGGTTAGATACTACTGGTACATATCAAATGGCTCCTCTTGTAGTGGGATGTAATAGTTCATGGTGGCCTGCAGCAGACCAATCAGGAGGTCCTTATGAGGGTAGTAGTACAGGTGGAGATAGTACTAGTCAATTTAGAAGATTAGGAGTTAATGTATTTTTTTGGAAGGAGAATGCTTGTGAAGTAGCTATGAATGAAGATGGTATTATGGCATTTGACAATACTTTTCACGGTGGTACAAGTAATACTAGATGGCCTGCTGAAAATTGGTTAAACAATAAGAATTATAGTAATAATAGTGATGGTGATAATTATATATTTTATGAAATGGAATGCAAGTTATTTTTATGGAGATTAAATTCAAAAGAATTTTATGACCCCGATTTTAAACTTAATCCTTTTGGAGATACAAGTGATTAAACTATTGCTTTTATACTATAAATATTCGTATATTATAAAGATGAAATCTGAGGAGATTTAATGGGTTGGTTAAGTGACAAATTATTTGGCAAAAGAAAAAAGATTGATACTGATAAAGTTCAAGATTATATGAAGCCTACACAAGATTTAATGGATGAACAAATATCTATGGCTCGTGCTATGATGGACCCTAATTCAGAGATGAATCAGAATATGACAAATATGATGCAAGATACTGCACATACACAGGCTAGAGAAGCTGGAGCTCAATCTGCTATGCAGATGAGACAACTAGCTGCTCAAACAGGTATGTCTCCTGGGCAAGCTGCTATGCAACAAAGAATGTCTATGCAACAAGCTCAAGCTCAAACTGGAGGAACCGAGATGTCTATGATGAAATACTTACAAAGCCAACAACAAGCTGGTCTTGGAGTAATGGGCAATATGAGTCAACAACAACAAAGTATGAATGAAAACTCAGCTAATGCATATGTGCAACAAATAAATGCACATAATGCAGCTAGACAATCTAGAGTAGGTATGGTAGCTGGATTAGCACAAGGCGCAATGAGTATGGTATCACCATCATTTGCACCAACACAGCCATCTTCTGATATTAGATTAAAAGAAAATATAGAATTAGTAGGTAAATCTCCTAAAGGCGTAAATATATACGAATTTGATTTTAAAGATAAATCCTATGGAGAAGGTAGGTATAAAGGAGTTATGGCTCAAGAGGTACCAAATGCTTCGTTAAAGGATAAAGATGGTTATTTAAGAGTAAATTATAATAAATTAGATGTAAATTTTGAAAGGATTAGCTAGATGGGAATAGATTATAGCGGATATGCACAAGCTTATGGTGGCGATAGACAAACAGGAATGGCTATAGGGCAAGCTTTAGGGACTGGTATAGGAATGATACCTGGTTTTAAAGAAAGGTATGCTAAAAATGAAACATCAGCAATTAAATCGTATACTAATCCTTTAATGAATGCCATGGTAAAGAATATAGATGAAATTGATTTATCTGGATTAAAAAGTGCTAGTCAAGCTTTTGCAGATTATAGTAGTAATATGTTAGGAAGAAAAGATGACCCTAATACTCCAAATGTAGATGAATCTACAAGAGGTACCTTTATGGGAAGAAAAGCTGAAAGAAAAGGTTTAATTAATTCAAAAACATTTATAGATAAATATAATCAAGATATTGCATTATTAGCTCCTGGTATATTGAAAAAAATGCTTAAAAAACAAGTTTCTGGGAAATTAGATGATTATGAAATGAGACAATGGGTTGCTAGTAGACCTGGATTATCAGGTTTTATTCTTGATAATGTTCCAAATACTCCTGAAAATCAAAAGTTTATAAATTGGGCTACTCCTCAAAAAACATTAGGTGAAAAATGGGGAGATGTATTTAACAGATTTACTCGTCTAGATGAATATTCTCCATTACAATCAATACTTTATCCAACAGCAATAACAGGTGGTACTGCATATGGACTAAAGAAATTATATGATAGGTATAAAGGTAAAGCTCCATTAACTGGTCCAGTTACTACTGGTCCTAAGACTGTTCCTTCATCGCGTCAAATACCTCCTGTTAAACCACTTCAATTAGGTGGAAATAGGCAGTCTAAAGATTTCGCTGATGCTGCAAGAAGAGGAGTAAGTGGTAAAAGACAGCCTCTAATGTCAGCAACAGATTTGAAAAATTTAAATAAGAATACTTCTCCAACACAAGTTAAAAATCTTGCTAAAAGAGGTATAACAGATATTCCTAAAATGGCTAAAAATTCTATAGCTAAAATTAGTAAGTATATAGCTCAACATGGTACAAGTGGTTTAATTAAAGAAATTATTAGAAAAGCTGGACCTAAACAAGCTTTTAAGTTACTTACCAAAACAGGGGTAAGTGGCCTTCTTACTGGTTCAGGAGTTGGAACTGCTGTTGGTGTAGGATTGGGAGCTTGGACTCTATATGATATAGCATCTCTAATTAGCGACGTAACTGAATAATGTGGCTACACAACAACAAATACCTCAAGAACAACAACAGTTTCAACCTACACTAACTAAAGAACAAACTCGTGTTTCTGTAAATAGTTACAGAGATAATCCTAATCCTCAATATTTAGAAACTCTTCGTTCTCACGCACAATATCATAATATTCCCTTTTATGAAGGTGAATTTGGTATACTAGATGCTATTAAACAAGCAGCAGGTGGTTTTTGGGAAGGTTTTACTACTCTTAGACTAGCTGACCCCCCTGATAATGAATATGAAGCAATAATACGTAATGTGTTCCATTTAGGAGGATTTGTACCTGGATTTTTTGCTGCTCCTATAAGAGCTTTAGGAGTAGCTGCTAAATCTAAAAGACTACTTGAGGCTTCTAGGGCAATTGGTGGATTAAAATCTATTCCAATGAGAGGAGCTGATTGGGTTACAAAGCATGCTAAAGAATCTGTAATTAGACCTGCTCTTAAATCTAGCATAGGAAGTAGATTTAAAGCTGTAGATACTACTAGTAAATTTATGCTTCAAGAAGGAGCCAAGCATATAACTGAAGGTGCATTTCATTTAGGAGTTGCTAGTTCTATATCCTCTATATGGGGTGGTGTAGATGAAATGATGCATAGTTTTATGGGAGGAGCAGTTGCAGGTGGTGTATTTAGAGGTATAGGTAATATAATCCCAGGAACTAAAGCAGGAGATAAGGCTTTAAGAGCATTATCTGGTTCTATATTTATGGGAATGCCTTCTACTGCTAGAGGAGCTACTACTCCAGAACAAGTGTATGAATACTTGCTTGGTGCTTATTTTGGTGGCAAGGAAATGCCTTGGTCTAGAGCTCGTGCTCATAAAGTAGTACAAAGAGGAGTAGAACAAGCTACTGGTACAGATAAAAAGCAAAAAGATATTAAACTAGATATAGAAAGAGACCCTGAATTAATTAAAGGATGGGAAAAAGAACCTGAAATAGTTAGAGAAGAAGCTACTAAATTATGGAGAAAAATGTATCCTGAAGAAGCATATAATAAGGGTATGGCATATTATGAAATGAAACTATTGGGTATATTAGACCAAATACCTGAAGATAAAATTGAAGATGTCGGATATAGAGTTTTACATGCAGTCAGAAAAGGTCGTCAAAGAAGAACAAAAACTAAGGCTCACGAAGATATTAATGTAGCTACTTCTGGAGGTTCTCCTGAAGTTGAAACTGAATGGGCTAGAGTAATGGATAAATATGGTGTACCCGTTATACAATATCTTACTCCCGATAAAATTTATGATTATGAAAAAAGATACAAAGCAGGTAAAATACCTACAACTTCAATACAAAGAGATTTAACTATAGATGAATTATATGATAAGGCTTTTGTAGTAGATAAAGCTAATGAAATTTTAAATAGAGATATTAGCAAACTTATCCCTCAAAGTTATGAAGGAATCTTAAAAAATGCTTGGCAAATAGAGAAAGCTGGTAGTGTATTTGCCATTGGAGAAATAGATACTGGTAGAACTGGTAAAGATGCACATTTAAATGGTAGAAGTGTTAAGGGAGCTCCAGGTTGGGGTATTCAAATGGCTATAGATAAAGGATTAGATAAAATATATGTCTTTGACCAATCTAAAAAACAACAAAGATGGTATGAATGGAACCATAATGCTAATAGATTTACCCCAATGGGTGAAAATATAGTACCTAAATTGACAAGAAATCCCGCACTATTAGGTCCTATTCCTCATAAACATAAAGGAAGAACTTATAATAGAATTACAAAAGCTGGTAAAGAAGCTATTAAAAGTGTTGCAAGAGAAACATTTGGCGAAGCTCCAGAACAACCTAAAGAAGTAAGAACTGTCCCTACTCCAGTTAAAAAATATGGTCAAAAGAATTTACAAGCACAAAAAAGAAAAGAAGCAGAAATTGATACTAAAGAGAAAAATATTTTAGATATGCAAGAAGTTATCAATGAAGGAAAAGTTGATAAAATTAGGTTAAAAGATTTAGAAGCTAGAATAAAGGAAGAGCAAAAAGAAATAGAAAGTCTTAGAGGGGAAATAAAAGTTTTAAAAGAGTTAGGTCCTACTGGATATATTGATGAAATTACTGGTGAAATTGTAGAATCTTCTGATGTTGTAGATACTGGAATGAAAGCTGATGATTTCCCTTTAATGCAAAAATCAGAAAGATTTGCTACTGAGAATTTAAAAGATATATGGAAAGATTCTAGTAATAGAAGGAATAAAATATTAGAATTAGGCAGAATAACAGAAGATATTATTAGAAAATATATTAAAAAAGGTGATAAAGATGTCAAATCTTTAGAAGCAATTAAAGATATGGAAAAAGAATTTGGCAAATTATCTGATATTGCAAAGCAACAAGTTAGGAGATGGCTTACTGTTGAAAATTTAGGTCAAAATGTTACATATGTTAGGAGCTATGGTAATTCATTATTACAAATTACTCATCCAGATAATCCTGTTAGCTTAGCAGGCAATCCTTTAAGACAAGTAGAAGCTCCTAAATTAATTGAAGATATATTTAGAGCTGAAGGAGGAACATATGGTGGAAAGGAATTTAGAACTCCTTTAGTTATATTTGATACTGTTACAGGAAAAAAGAAGAATGGACTACCTGTAGATGTTCCTTTAGATAGATTGTTCGAATATTATAGGTTTACTGAAAATATGTCTAAAAAAGAGGCTGAAGCTAAAGTAATAAGTGTTAAAAAAGATATCATTAATAGAATGTATAATGAGCATAATATGTATGCTCTTGGAGGGCAAGGGGATAAAGGAAGGTTGGTATTTGTCAAATTCCATCCAAAAACTCAAAGCTCATCTAAAACTAAAATTGGAACTTATATAACTAAAGTACGAAAAGAATTAAAAAAAGTTGATAAAAATTATTCTTCATTACTTGCAAACGATAAAGATGCAGCTAGAAGAGAATTAGGTATTTCTAGTGAAGCATTTGATAAAATGTTACATTCAAATGTATTATATGAATTATCTTTAAATGGTTTGAAAAATACTCCTGAAAATATAGAAAAGATTATGAAGCATAATCCTGATGAACCAGGTGAAGGTTTTATTTCTAATGCTATAGCTTATAATAAAAGAGCACAAATATGGTTAATGGGTGGATATAGTGGTGATAAAAACTTTATTTCTAATAGATTAACTGAATTGCAAAAAGAAAACAAGGCTATTAATGATTTAAATAATGGAGATTTTAATTATGTTCTCATCAAGGACCCTAAAAAGAGTGAATTATCTAGCTTATTAGCTAAAAATGTAGATTTACCTGAGCATGTTGATGGAGCTATTATAGTAAGAGATGACATTATTAGGGTTATTAATGAAGATGCTGCTCATCCTGAATCAGGACAAAACAAATCATTTATTATAGACCCAAATTCTAAACATGGAGCATTACTTGGTAAATATATGATGCATACTGCTGGTAGGCAAGCTAGTAAGGAAATGGCAAGAAAGGGTCTTCATATGATGGTGATGACTTCTTCTGCTAAGCAATATGGCACTAGAACAGCAGGAGATTATACAGTTACTAATGGTAAACTTGCTCTCCAAAAAGCTCCAATTTACAACCTAAATCCTGGTAGTATTAAGTATACTACATCTGTAACAAATACTCCTCATATGTTACAAAAGCAAATATGGGTAAAGCAATTATTTACTAATCTTCATCAATATGGTTATGAAACAATAGACAAATCTATCATTAGTGATATACATCAAGAGATTATACAAAAATCATTTAAGGGTAATAAAACATATAATACAAAACTAGATAATTATTTAAAGACTCTTGATAGAAATGTAGTAGATGATTTGGTAGAAAATTTAGAAAATTTAGGAACAACAGACCTTATTAAAGCATTAAAAACTCCTGGAGCTGAATTATTTGCTGAAAGAGCTATGCAAAAAATGCTTAGAATTATAGAAAAAGATATTGAAATGCAATTTCAAGAAGGTGAAATTACTGCTGCAGAAAGAGGTAATACATTAAGTGATATGAAACAAGCAATATCTCCTATTGATAATATGCTAAGACAAGTTGCATTTGTAGGAGAAAAAGCAGCAATGGAAGGTAAGGCTGCATATTCTGGATATATGCATAAGTATCTTAGAGATTATAAAGCTGCAGTATTACATAATTATTTTGTCAAATCAACTACAAGGCCAAGTGTAGATAATTCTGCCGTTGCTAGAATAAGACCTTATGATAAATGGATGCAAGAAGATTTTAAAGATTTAAATACAAATGATACTATTTTCTATTTAGATAATGCATATAGAGATACTTTAATTACATTACCTGATGGTGAAAAAATTTCTTTAGGTAAATTATGGAGATTAAAGGATTCAAGTGAATATAAAGATATAGCACAAGAAGTATTTGATGCTGTTGTTCTTCGTGTTCCTATGGATAGTATTTCTGGTGCTCATAGATTAACCTTTAAAGGATTTACTGATAGAGAAGGACATGGTATCATGATGCATGCAAGAACTATGAGAGCTTTAGGTGGTGCTGATTTAGATGGTGATGAAGCATTTGTCTATTTTGGTGGTAGAGCAGAAAGTGGCAAAGGCTATGGTATGAAAAAATCTTGGAAAGAAGCTATACACGCACAAAAAGAAGAATTTTATGAAGGAAAAGGTTCTAAAAGGGATGTTCAAAATAATAAAGATGCATTTAGAGATGAATTAACATTAGGTGCAGGAAAAGATAATCCTTTAAAGACAAGTAAAGCCTTATATTTTTCTCCTTATTCTAGGATAAAAGCATCTGAAGGAGCTGTTGATGGCAGAAATAGACTTGGTGTTGCAGTATCTAATGCACAAGTTTTAAAGTCTTCATATAGTGCTCTAATGGAAGCTGATGGTAAAATTGATAGATATAATTTTTATGATAAATTTTCTAAAAAAACTTATAGAGTTACAAGAACGCCTAAAGAATCAGATAGTGAGAGAAAAAGACAAAGGGATTTAACAAGAGCTCAAATAGCTTTTGCATCTGACCCATTAGATGAAGTTGGATTGAAAGATTCTAATTTCTTTTTTAAAAGTTTACATGATGCTTATTTTAATATATCAAAAGTAGAAGTTTACAATCCAAAAACAAAAAGATTTGAAAATGCTCCTAAAGGTGCTGAATCTAAATTAAAAAATTGGCAATTAAAAAAAGGATTAGTTGAAACATTTAAAAATATGAATAGTGCTTATTTTGGTAGAAACTATGCTGAAGGTAGAAGATTTACTATGGATGAAGTCAATGAACTAGCTTCTTCTATTGCTAATTTAGACCCTAAGCAGATAAATACTATGCTACCAAAAATGGTAAGTACATTAGAAGGATTAGATTGGTCTGATAGTATATTTAATAGAGTTGATAGAGTGCGTATTAAAGATTATTATGATGAAATTAATAAAATGACTGGTGTTAAATTTAATTGGTTAAGGAAGCATATGGATAGAAGTTCATTTAAAGTGCCTTATAATAACCATATAGATGTAGTAGTTAAAAATAAATTATTTGATAGAGATGTAAGAAGAAGGCTTGCTGCTGATACTTCTACTAGAGGACTAATAAATTATCTTGATGCTATTAAAGGAACTATATGGGCTAAAGAAGTTATGAAAGATATAAATAATAGTATTACAACTACAAAAAGTGGTAAAAAATATATTAAACCAGATACTTGGTTCTTTAATGAGAAGAAAAGATTATCTCATTTAAGTTTATTGGCTAGACAAGCTGAAGATTTTCTATCTAATGATTTGGCAGATATATCTACAATTTTAAACATTAAAAGAATACTAGATAGAACTAAGGGAACTGGGGAATTAACTGGTACTAGAATTGATTATATTACTCGAAAAGTTGAACAAATTAAGACAAGAAGTTACTTAAATGTCAAAGAAAGAAGAAAAGTTAAATATGATGCTTATTTAGGAACTGAGGAAGAACAAAATTTACAAAAAGCATTTGATTATGTTGATGATTATAATGCTAAACAACAAGGAAAAATTCCAAAACAAAAAGAATTACTTGGGGATAAAAGGTCTGCTTCTTGGGACCAAAAGAAAATTGATGATGAGATTATAATTTTTAAAAGGGGTTTAAAGAATGATTCTGAAAAAGAATTATTTGACCATCTTTTAATAGGTAGTTTAAAAAGAGGTAAAGTTCAAGAATTACAAAATTTATTAAGTAAAATAAATCTAAAAATATATAATCCTGCTGTATTAGATGTTATCACTCAAGCAATTAATGAATCTGCAGATACTAGATTAAGTAGAGTTGGCTTTAATTCTCAAGCTGTTTCTTCTAAAGCTATGAGAGACCATTTTGAAATGATGAATGATGCTCTTGTAGATACTTGGAAAGTACCTAGTTCTAAAGATATTAATAAAGAAATTGAAAATGTTAATAAAGCAGCTAAAGAAAATAATATAGGAGAAGTTTCTGAAGTTGATGATATGGTTGAAGGTGTTTTAAGAGGAGAAGCATATGCTGGTATTAAAAAGGCAGATATAACTCAAAAAGATAAAGAATTAATGGTTCGTTTGGCTTCTAATTTAAAGAAACATAACAATAAACTTGGTAATAATCTTAATGAAGTTTTAGGTGGTATAATGGTTGAAGCTACTGGTAGAGCTAAAGATTTAAATACAATGAATAGACAGGATTTTATATTAGTTAATGAATTTTTAGAAGAAGTTAATAATGGTACTATGTTTCAGAAAATGTTTGGTAAAAAAGGTGCACCTGAAATCAAGAGAAGGTATTGGTGGATGTTTCCAGAAGCTGTAAATAGAGAATTGATGGCTTATGATATAAAATGGTTAAAGGAAGAAGGTTATTTTTTAACTAAGGATGGTACTGCTAAAGCTCGTCCAATTAGAAGACCCACTTATTTTTTAGAAATTTTACAAAATTGGGTACATAAATCAGGTAGTCTTGCTACTGCTAAAGCAGAAGAATTAGCTTCTAAAACTGAAGCTGATTTTCTTAATATTAGAGAATTAAAAGAAGGAGAAGCGTTATTCGATATTGCTGTTAGAGGAAGAGAATTAAGCGAAAAAGAATCTATTGATAAAACTGATGAACTTCAACCTATAAAAGATATGTGGAAAAAAAATTATGATAATTCTTATAGGGATGCAAAGAAAAAGCATAATTGGGAAAAGCTTAGAAAACAAAAGTTTACTTTAACTAATGATGCTGGTGAGAGAGTTACTGTTAGTGGGCAAGAAATAGTTTTTGGAAGTAAGAAAAAACATAATCTAACAGGCATTAGAGATAAATTGACTAAAAAGTTTGAAGAATATCATAAATTGATAGTTGGAGACAAATCCATGCGTGATGAATATATAGAGAAAGATAAATATGGAACTGGTATTTATTATGATGGTGTAGAGCAGACTCAACCTAAAATGAATTGGAGAAAATTTGTCAAAGATATGGGTAATGCTCTTGAAAAAGGTCAGGATATTCCTGTACAACTTGGCATTGATGGTATGAGACACATGGCTCGTTCAATGATGGCTGATTTAAGTAAGGGAAAATATAAAGAAGATTTTGAAGCAATGCATATTGGTAAAACTGGACAAAGGAATCCTGAAGCTTATTGGCCTCATATGTTTTTTAGTAGGTCACAAGCTGAAAGGTCTATGCAAAAAGCTATTGAACATATAAGACAAAGACCTGATTTAACTGAAGAACAGAAAAAAAAGCAAATAGCTAATATAACTGTTAGACATAAAACTTTAACTGGTGATTGGGAATTTCAAGATATGCAAGATTGGGATAGAATTGATGTTCTTGATATGGAACAAGCTTATAAAGATATAGCTGATGTTAAGAAAAAACAGAAAGAGAAAGAAAAAACTGATATTAAATGGACAAATATGAACCAAAAATTTGGTTCTATGTTTTCTAGGAAAGGACATATTGCTGGTTGGGCTACTGATATAAGTGTACTTAATGCATATACAAGAAATCTAACTCAAACTTATTATAGACAGTTAACGCAAATAATGTCAAGAGATGTACTTGACAAATCTTATCATAGAATGTCTAAGAAATTTGGACCAGAACTTGCTAAAAGATGGGATAAATTTTTTAAATTATATGTTCAAGGAGCTATGGGACAACCTGATATTATTCCAGAGGAAATTTATAATGACCCAAAAATGAAAATAAAAGGAACTCCTTATGCTTGGTTTGCTGATAATAAAGTATTAGATAGAGTTAATAAAATAAGAAAAAAATTAGGTATTAGGGAAGATGGTTTGCCAAAGGAATTAAAAGATTTTACTTACCAAGATATAAGAGCTTGGTCAAATCTAGAGGCTAAATGGGAATTAGCATCATTACTCGCTCATCCAAAATCATCTATTACTAATATATGGGGAGGTAGTTTACATACTATTCAGTCAGCAGGATTAACTGCTTTAAGAAAAGCAAGAAATATTAAATATTTACAAAGAATTAATCCTAATTGGACTTCTATGAAAGACGTAGAAAAATTTGTTATTAGCAAAGGTATTATTCCAGAGTTTCTTGTCCATGAATTAGGATTAGGAAGAGAAGTAAGTAAAAAAAATATACAAGATTTTGTTGGAGAATTATCTGAAAAGATTAATTCTAATGACCCTATTGCAAGAAAAGAGATTCGTTCATTAGGCAAGAAATATAATTTAGGTGAAGAAGTTACACGATTAGCATCTAAATTTATGTCTGTTCCAGAAAGAATGCTTAGAAGAGATGCTTTTATGGCTCATTATATTAGGGCTTGGGAAAGGTATGGAGGGGCTATAAGAGACCCTAACCATCCATTTTTAATAGAAATGGGTAAAAAAGGTGTAAAAGCTACACAATTCCTATATGAGGCTCCATTTAGGCCTTTCTTCGCAAGAACTGCTCTAGGCAAGGTTATGTCTAGGTTTCAGCTTTTCGCTTGGAATAGTGCCCGTTTTCGTAATGATATCATGAGAGGAGCAAAATTATATGGTTTTAAACCAGGTTCTGAAGCATTCCAAAGATATAAAAGAACTATGGAAATTGATTTGTTTGTATTAGCACTGGGTAATATGTTTGCCTTTAGTTTATTTGACAATGCTTTACCATCTCCATGGAATTGGTTCCAAGATACTTCAGAATGGTTATTTGGAGATGAAAAAGAAAGAGATAAAGCTTTCTTTGGTATGTATCCTAGTAAAATAGCTCCATTACAAGTAATCACTCCTCCTATTGCTAGATTTCCTGTATCAGCTTTAAGACAATGGATTGATGATGATTATAGTAAATTTAGTGAGTATACTGCTTGGACTTTATTTCCTTTTGGTAGAATGATAAGAGATGTTGCTCAACCAGACCAAGGTTTAATTCATAATCCTACAAGAATTATAGAAAAAGTTGCTGGCTTACCTGTTCAAGATTTGGCAAGACAGAGAAGAAAAAAGAAAGAAGCTATAGAAAAAGGCGAAAGATATCAATTACCTAAAGTAGGAATTAAATTTTAATGCAACTTTGGTTGATAAAAAAACTTACCAAACTTGCTGTTACGGCATTAAAAGACCCTAAAACTAGGACATTAGGTAAGCAATTAGCTCGTGAAATTTCTGGAACTAGAACTAAAAATAAAGCTGTAATAACTGCTTCTAAAATTACTAAAATAAATCCTAAAATACGTATATTTAAAGACCCATTGCCTCCAGATGTAACAAAAATAGGTCATAATGAAAAAAATATCTTTTGGGATATGGTTCGGCATAAAGAATTTGAACAAATTAAAAATCCCACAAAAAATATTACAGTAAGA